TGGCCGACGGATCACGGATCATGGGAGCTATTAGAGGTAGAGATGCAATCTATGTGTACACAGATACAGCTTTATTTTTACAAAGATTTGTTGGTCAACCATTTACATTTGCCTTTGTACAAGCAGGAACAAACTGTGGACTTGTAGGTAAGAATGCAGCGGTTGAGGTAGACGGTGCAGCTTACTGGTTTTCAGAAAATGGTTTCTTTAGATATGCCGGTGCTCTTGAAACAATACCGTGTTTAGTGGAAGATTTTGTATACGATGATATTAATTTAGATTCTGGTAATCAAATGATTTCAGCAGGATTAAATAATTTATTTGGTGAAATTATGTGGTTCTATCCAAGTGCTAACTCTGCAACTGTAAACAAGATGGTATGTTACAATTATCAAGACTCATCACCTAGAAGACCAATATGGACAGTGGGCACACTAGCTAGAACAGCGTGGGCAGACTCGGCTGTATTTGGTAATCCACATGCTTTAGAATACGATGCAGACGGCGTTGAAGGATCTAGTTCATCTACATATGTGCAAGGTAATACAGATGGTGTCTCAACATACTATCAACATGAAACAGGCACAGATCAAGTTAAAGGTGGCACAGTTACAGCTATTACCGCTAATATATTATCTGGTGATTTTGATATTACACAAAGAGTAATCAGAGGAGCACAAACAAATATAGCAGACCTAAGAGGTGATGGTGAATTTTTGATGAAGGTAAGAAGATTTATACCTGACTTCGTATCTCAAACAGGAGCAACTAGAGTTACATTAAATTTAAAAAACTTTCCTAATGATACAGCCGCAAGCTCATCACTAGGACCTTTTGATGTTACATCTAGCACACAAAAAATTGACACAAGAGCTAGAGCAAGAGCCATAGCTTTAAAAGTAGAAAATACAAGCACAGCTCAAGATTGGAAGTTAGGGACATTTAGATTAGATATACAAGCAGACGGTAGAAGATAATGGCAAAAATAGTACAAGTATTAACTAGACCAAGTGAGGAGTACAGACAATCTGTAGCGGACGCACAGGTTAGAGATCTTGACGGTGTAATACAAAAATTAAATACAACGTATCAACAAGAATTAAAAGGTGAGATAGAAGCTGAAAACTTCTTTTTAGCATAATGGCAAATAGTTTTATAAATAAAAAAGCAGACCTAACAACGACAAACCTTACAACACTATATACAGTGCCCTCGTTTAAAACTGCTGTGATTAAATCGATTTTGGTATCTGAGGATGCTGGATCAGGAGCTAATATAACAGTGACGTTGGTGGACGCATCGTCAAACATATTTAGTTTATTTAAAACAAAAGCAATAGCTTCAAACGCTACAACAGAGCTGTTAACACAACCTCTTGTTATGGAGGCTGGTGAGGCTTTGAAAGTCCAAGCTAGCGATGCAAATGAACTGCATGTGGTAGCTTCTATACTAGAAATAGAACCAAGAGAGGTAACGACGTAATGCAAACAATAAAACCAGAGAAGATAATAACAACCATATCTAACCTTAAAACAGGTGAGGTATACAAGACAGAGGACGAATGGAAGGCAAAAGGAGTGCCAGAAGCAGAGATTAGAAGGGATGTTAAAGTAATTATGCCTTCACTTGATTTGTTCCCTAAAACCAAGTAGTGTGAAAAAATGTCAATAATTAGATCAAATATAGCCAGACAATTACTAGCCGAAGGTGGAGCACCTAGAAAAGGTTTTAGAAATGGTGGTAGAGATAGAGATGTTCAAATGAGCGGTGTGGCTCCGTCAACCGACTATTCTAGTTTTGGTGGAGATCAAGAGGATGATGTGGCTAGAATGGAAGCTGCTATGAATATCAATCAGCCACCAAGTAGTTTAAGCGATGAAGACGCAAAAGCATTATCATATGTAAATTTTAATAGACCAATGCAAACACCAAACAGGTTTACATTTAATCTTCCTGATGGTGTCAATCCTTTTCCTATTTTAACAAGTGGTATGAAACTTGCAGATAGAGGTTTAAGAAATTTATTTAATACAGATAGAAGAAATTTAGCATTAAGAACAGATTTTTTAAGAAGAGAAGGGGTGATAGGACCGGGTGAGGAAGACGAAAAATATACAGATGAGTTTCTATTATCTCCTGAAGGATTAGATATGTTGAGAGGTATGGGCTATACAACAATTCAAGATGTAATTAATAATCGTGGTGAAGGTGGAGATAACGAACCTATAAAAAAATTACGAGCACCTATAACAGAAAAGACAGAAGAACCAAAAGGTGAGTTCGATGACATCTTAAAATTCTACGGTGCAAAGTTTGAAGACGGTGGTGAAGTAAGACAAAACTATGGTCTAGGTAAACTTGTTAAAAAAGTTACAAAAACTGTTAAGAAAGTTGCAAAGTCACCATTAGGTAAAGCAGCTATATTAGCAGGTTTTAATTTTGCTCCTAAACTATTTGGTAAACAAACTGTTTTACAAGGATTAGGTAAAAATAAAATGTTTGCAGATTTATTCTTAAAAGATGCAGCTGAAGGATTTGCTTTGAGTAATATAAAACCATTTGCTGGTATTACAGCAGCATCATTGTTAGCAGGAGCTTTATCTAAACAAGATGAAGAAGAGGAAGAACTACCAAAAGTAGCTAACACAGA